CCTGCAATTGATTCTGCTCGCGTAAGCGAAGTAGCAGCATCAGAGAATGAAGCACCAAAAGAAGATTCTGACTTGGCAACCGCTGATTCAGAGAAACCAACCGAAGGAGACCAAGTGTCTGACACTACCGCTCCTGCTCCTGCCGTTGAAGAAGCGGTAGAAGCAGCCAAAGCAAATATGGTTGAGGCAGCTCGCCCAGCCTTTTACACAGCACCTCGCCTTGAATTGACCAAGGCAAAATATCTTGAGAATAGCGTCCGCGCTAAACTCGGTGATGACGCTGCTCGTCAGTATGTTATGGCAGCAGATGATACGACTTCCAATAATGCTGGCCTAATTCCAACTCGTCAGCTAACTGAAGTTATCAATCCTTTATCAAATGCTGATCGTTCAACAATTGATGCAATCTCTCGCGGAGTTCTACCAGATGCTGGTATGAGCTTTGAGATTCCAAAGATTACAGCCGTTCCAACAGTTGAAGATGAGAATGAAGGCGATGCAATTGTCGAGACAGGAATGACCAACAGCTTCCTAACAGTAAATGTTAATAAGTATGCAGGTGGCCAGACCTTCTCCGTTGAACTTCTTGACCGAAGCAACCCAGTATTCTTTGATGAGCTAGTCCGTCAGATGGAATATGCTTACTCACTTGCAACAGATAAATTTGTTGCTGCTCAGCTTCTTGCTAATGGTCAATTAGCACCAACAGCCAAAGCAAATACCGCGACAGGATTACTTGAGTTTGTTGCTGAAGCAGCTGCTGAAGTTTATTCTGATTCCCTTGGATTCGCTCAAAACTTAATCGTTACACCTGAGCAATGGTCTAAGATTATGAGCTACAACGATTCAGGTCGTCCAATTTACACAGCTTCACAGCCACAAAATGCAGGTGGAGCAGTAAGCCCACAAAGCCTTCGCGGTAATGTTGCTGGACTTAATCTATATGTATCTCGCGCCCTTGGTATTAATCAAAGCGCTGCACCAACTGGGGATGGAACAATGATTGTAATCAATCCTAATTCTTACACTTGGTATGAATCCAGCAGATTCCGTTTGCAGACAAATGTGGCTCTAAACGGCCAGATTGAGGTTGCTTACTATGGTTACGGCGCACTTGCCGTTAAAGTTGCAAATGGTTCTTGCCACTTCAACTTAACCTGATAAAACCCTAGTAGTGACGGCCAGTCCGCTCCCGAGCTGGCCGCTCACCTAACTGCTTGAAAGGAAGACGAGATGCCAACGATAGTTACGGCCACAGAGCTAAGGACGATTCTTGGCGTCTCGTCATCCCTATATCCAGATGCTTACCTAAACGATATTGTCGATGCTTCAGAAAACCTAGTTCTGCCAATGCTGGTCACATTTCAGAGCAAGATAAACAAAGTCAAGCTTGAGGATAATGTCGCTTACTTTGAGACCGCAACAATCCAAGAATTTACACAAGGCCAATCCGTAATTATTACTGGCTGCGGATCACCATTTAACGGCACTCACACAGTATTAGCAGATGAGTTATCAGATTATGTCTTTACAGTCGCAATCACCAATGCAGATGTATTGGAAAAGAATGTTATCCCAGCAGGAAACGCTGCGCTCTCTGGACTATCAACCTATGTCGGAAATGCCAATGCTGAGGCTGCAATTCTGGCTATTTCAGTCGAAATCTTCCAAGCCAGAACAGCCGCTGGAGGATCAATAGAAGGCATAGATTTTGCAGTAACCCCTTATCGCTTATCTAAGAATTTACTTGCCAAAGTGACTGGCTTACTTGGCCCTTATCTTGATGTAGAGACGATGGTTGGATAATGCCAAGCACAATTGCTACAGATGTCAGAGGCCAACTCAAAACCGCTTTGGCTGGCTGCACCGCCAACATTTATGATTCAGTTCCAGAAGCGCCTATCGTTCCAGCAATTATTGTCATTCCAGACTCGCCTTATATGGAGCTTGAAGTCTTAGGCAAATCAACTACTCGCGTCAAATTAAATTACACTATAACTGCTTGCGTTGCGTATTTCAGCAACGCCGCTGCTCTGGACAATTTAGAGCAATTAATTATCAGTATTCTTGGAGCGCTAAACGCTTCCAAGTATGAGTTATCAATAGTCGAAAGACCTTCGGTAACCGAAGTAGGAACTACTACCCTGTTAGTTTCAGATATACGCTTGAGCGTCCGCTACGAGCAAACCGCATAGGAGACCTAAATGCCAACAACAGTAATAACTGGGCGCGATGTTAGTTTTACCATTGGTGGTAACAACTTCGATGCTCAAACTACTTCTGCAGTTTTAAGCTGCGAAACAATTATCGAGACTTATCAAACCCTTGATGGTCGCGCTTATAAGTCCGTAGATAAGCAATGGACTTTTACACTTGAACTATTGCAGGACTGGGGAGCAACTGGCTCTCTATTTGAAATTATTTGGGGCGTTGCAGAATCAGCACCAAATACGACAATTTCAACAGTATTCACAGCTGCATCAGGCGCAACTTTTACATTTAATGTTTTGCCAATCTTCCCAACTGCTGGTGGAGCTGCTCCTGGAGCACTCACCGACACTTGGACGATGACAGTTGTTGGGCAACCAGCGGAGTCCTTTACCTAAGAGATCGGAGCATCGGGAGTTATGAAGTCGCAAATAAAAATTGAATATAACTCGGGCGAAGAAGCAACTTATATTGCCCAACCGCCCGAGTATGCCAAATGGGAGAAAGCAACTGGCAAGACGATTGGCGAATTAGGCGGTGTCTGGGACATTATGTTTTTGGCATATAACGCAATGAAACGCGAAGCGGCTGGTAAGCCAGTTAAATCTTTCGAAGTATGGATGGAGACAGTTGCAGATATCGATGTGGTGAATGAAAACCCAAAAGCCACACCGCTGGAAGCCTAAACTATCTTCTAACGCTTCTGGCAATTGAGACGCGGATTCCCAAACAATATTGGGATGATGCGGAAGATGTCTTGACAGCCTTGGAAATACTAAAGGAGAGAAATGGTGGCAAGTGATCCGATTACTTATGATCGTAGCGAGCTACGCGGTATTCTCAAAGCCTTTAAAGCAATGGATGACCAAGCAATTCAAGAAGCTAGAACCGAAAGCAATGCCATCGCAACCTACGCAGCCAATCAAATTAAAGTCACCGCTCTGGGACGAACAGTCTCGGGTTCTGGTGTTCGGAGAGTTGCCGAAGGAGTCCGCATTAGCAAGTCATCAAAGATTGGCGAATTCTCTTATGGATTTGCATCTCAAAGGTTTTCTGGTGGCGCAACGACGCAGAAGCTCTGGGCAGGACTTGAATTTGGAAGTAACCGCTATCGCCAGTTCCCCAGACGCACTCCCAACAGAGGACGCGGCAATTCTGGCTACTTCATCTACCCGACACTTCGCAAGATTCAGCCTGAACTAATTCGCAAATGGGAAGAAGCTTTTGCTGCAATTGTAAAGAAATGGGGATAACAAATGGCTGGTAATAGAACGCTTAAGTTATCCATCCTTGCAGATGTTGATGATCTAAAGAAAAAGCTTGGCCAAGGTGAAAAAGAAGTTGAAGGCTTTGGCAATAAGCTAGGGGAATTTTCAAAGAAGGCTGCCGCCGCTTTTGCGGTTGCCGCTGCTGCTGCTGCTGCTTATGCAGGTAAGTTGCTTATAGATGGCGTTAAAGCAGCTATTGAAGATGAAAAGGCTCAAGTCAAATTAGCTCAGACTTTAGAAAATACCACTGGCGCTACTAGAGAACAGATAAAAGCAGTAGAGGATCAAATCCTAAAGATGTCTTTGGCTACTGGTATTGCCGATGACAAATTAAGACCTTCTTTTGAAAAACTAGTAAGAGCTACGAATGATGTTGCCCAAGCTCAAAAACTACAAACCCTAGCCTTAGATATTGCTGCTGGTTCTGGCAAGGATTTAGAGGCAGTCAGCGTAGCCCTTGCTAAGGCTTATGATGGCAACAACACTTCGCTACAGCGTCTTGGCGTAGGACTTTCTGCTGCTGAGTTAAAATCAATGAGCTTCGATGATGTAACTAAATCACTTGCCGAAACCTTTGGCGGCCAAGCTTCGGTTCAGGCAGATACTTTTAGTGGCAAGATGGCAAGGATGCAGGTTGCCTTTGATGAGGCTAAAGAATCTGTAGGCGCTCGATTATTGCCTATCCTAACTCAATTACTAGATACTTTTAATACAAAGGTTGGCCCAGCGGTTCAAGCTATTCAAGATAAATTAAAACCTTTGACTAAAGCCATTGACGATAACAAAGAAGAATTTACCGCTCTTTGGAATTTCCTTAATAAATATATTGTCCCTATAATGGCTGGGGCTTTAAAAAACGCTTTTAGCGGCATAGTAACTGGTATTACCGCAGTGGTTAGCATTGTAGGCAAAGCAATCAATTTCTTTCAAGACCTATATGATGCTTATAAGAAAATCGTAGATTTTATAAAAAATAATCCATTAACTAACCTTCTTGGCAAATTAAATCCTTTTAGCAATTCTAGCTTTGGTGGAGCAGATTTCTCAATTGGCGGCGGTGCTAACGAAGTAGATGAGTTAGGTCGCCCAGTTGTGGTCAATGCTGGTGGTGGCGGCGGTGGCGGTGGCGGCGGTGGCGGTGGCGGCGGTGGCGGTGGCGGTGGCGGTTCTACAGCGCCTAGAGGCGGCACACTTGATGGCGCTAAAGTTTATGAAGTTAATGGCAGAAAGATATTGGTTCCTGCTGGTTTAGATGAGGCTCAAGCCCAAGCTTATGCAGAACGAATAGCTGCATCAATACAAAGAAAAGAAGATTTAATCGCCGAGACTGCAAGAATACGAGAAGGAATAGCAGCTCGTAATGCTGGCAATACTAATGCTACAGATTCTGGAAGCCAAGCTATTGTTATCAATGTAAATGCACCTAGTGCAATAGATGAAGA